TAGTTAACTCAACGGTATCAAAATCGGTGCTTAGACCGCATAACACGGTAGGCAAACCGTTATCAGTCTGAAGAATCGGGCGCACTAAGGTAAAGCGTTTTTGCTGACCCCTAGAGTCAAAGTACGAATATGCTTGCTGTACAAAAGATTTGATGTTCGTGCCAGCATCGGCAAAGGTGTCGTAAAACTTACCTACAAAGCCATTTGAACCAAAGTACATATCGTCACCGCTGGACTCCCAGCAGTTGGCGTTAATGTTGGTAAACCTCGCCCATGACTTTGTAATGTTGTGCATGACATACTGCTCTGAGCCGCCAGTTACGGGAACATTGACGATCAGCATATTGACTTTGGCAAAGTAGTTAATCTGCCAGCCGTAGTTAAATGCGTAAAAGTCAGCCGCTTGGCTAATGGCGTAGAAAATCTTATCGGTGATGTTGACACGGGGATCTAGGCGGGTAGACTGCAATCCTGCTGACAAAGGCGTTAACCCGTCTTCGGTCAGGATCAATATATCGCCACCAAACTTAAACACGCATTTACGGGCAAAAGTCTGTCCAATCGCCCAAATACCGACCAGCGACCAATCAGTAGGATCAGACGGATCAGATCCCTTATAAACAGCGACTTCACCGTTACTTGTAACAAATACGGCTAGGTCATCGACACCGTATCCAGCGTCAATAGTCCAAGTTCCCATCGCCTGTAAATAGCCGCCCTTTTTAAAGATGCCGCCAAGGGGGAACTCAGTTACCGCACCGTTGATCGAGTCAACAGGCAAGTACCAAAAACTAAGGGAGTTCTTTTCTACAAAATACAGACGCTCTTTAAACAAGTTGACATAAGCGAATGTATTGGAATTTAGACCTGTAATGTAATAGTCAATTGTGTAAGTGCCTACAGTCGATGCATTACCGCTGGGGGCGGTAGTCATTGTGTAAGTAAATGTTGTCGCATTCGTAACTGTGATGCGGTAAGTACCATTAAATTCTGCTGGTACTGCGCCAGCTACAGTAACCGTGTTGCCTGTAACCAAACCATGTGCGCTGGCAGTTACTAGGGTAGCAGTTAAGTTACCCGTGCCGCCTCTAGTGATGCTTGAAATAGTTTGCGCTGTGCTTGTTGTTGCGCTTCTTGACCAGCGTGTACCGTCATAAACCACCATCGGATCAACACCGTTAACGGCTGGCATAAACGAACCGCCAGCAGTAGTAATCATGGAATGAATCCACTTACCATCGGTGTTGCCTGTCAGACTAGATGTAGCTGTAGAAGTGCTTGCATCATAAATAATGGTAGCCGTAGACGCAAACAGCTTGGTAGTCGTTGGACTAGAGTAGTTCATCAAGGATAGGACTGCGCCCGTAATCCCTGTTGAATACTTTGTATAACCCTTACGCATCGTGACATCGGTAGGCGTAGGAAAGAAGTTGACCATCTGAACCGCATCGAGCGGGTTCATCTCAGCCAAAGAATCCCTAGCATTCCAGCCACCAATTGGGGCGGGTAATGAGGTAGTTGTAGCGGTAAACTTCTTAGCGACCGCCATAATTAGCTACCGTAGCCAGTATCAGGAATGTTTGCGTAGCCGATGAGAACTTTGCTTGGGTATGGCGCAAAGGATAGGGTAGCTGAACCCTTGTCATTAGCCTTGGCAATACTTAGATACCGCATATAGTCTTGCATCAATGCTGTCGTATCAAACGACTTGATTTGGAAATACTTAAGTTTTGTGGCTAGAACCATGACCGTATCGTCAAACACCGTGGTGTCTGTGTCAGCGGTAAAACTATTTTTAACTTGGTCAGTAGCACTTCTTGCCCAGCCTTTAGAGCGGTACTCAAAACCTAAATATTCTTGCGTGTTGTATGGTGGCCATATTTGAAATTGACCACCTAAGATGCGCCAACGAATCCGTGGGCCTGTCGAGATGTAACCTGACTTAAGCCATTGCCATTGCTGTGCGTCTTCTGGCCCCAACATTTGCCAATGTTTGGTCTTATCCCAATGAGTATTATCGGTAATAGTTTCAAAGTCAGGCGGCAATGGATACTTTGTTTGTGAGAATGTAACAGTACCACCGATGCTACTAGCCGATGCAAGCTGGCTAACACGAACAGTAGAACCCGTTACGCTCTCAACATAAGTATCTTGCGGAACATTCGTACCGACTACAGAGTAATTGCTATTTAGACCTGTGACATTACCAACATTTAATAAGTCGTAAGTATTGTTGATAGTGTCGCAGGTGGTAGTAATTGCTGTGGTGTAGAAGCGGTACTCTAATTCCAAAGCTTGCCAGTCATGCTCCTTAACCAAATCGTACCCAGCACGGTTCATCAAAGCTAGGACTTGTTGCACATCCTGATTTGTATTTCCTTGCACATAAGTAGGAACGGCTAAGTTTAGTTCAGCGGTAACTTGCTGTACTAATTGGAGCATGGTTGATGACATAATTAAGCTTCCTCTGTGGCTACCGCTTTTTTACGGGATTTTTTTTCACCAACAGCGGCAAGTATAGCGGCCATCTGATCTTGCATTTGAGCCAGCTTCGCATCTGTTTCTGCTTTCATTTTAGCAGTTTCTTGCTCCTTTTTGGCAAGTTCTTCACGCAAAGAATTTAATTCTTGATCCCGTTTATCGGTTTCAGCGGAAGCGGTTGCTAGATTTAAAAATGACTTTGCCTTGTCACGGAATGCGTAGGGTGACATTCCTGCCGCCATACCCATGCGCTGTAACTGTTGGTCAGATGCGTGTGCAATAGACTCTACGGTGTGAAACTTCATAGCCCTTAATTCTTCGGCTTGGCTTTTTGAAACGATTGGCCATTCCGATACGGGTGTACCGACAATCTCAGGTTCGTTTGCGCCTACACGATTCATGTAGTTTGCCCATTGAATAGGGAAACGCTGTTTATGGCTAGGTAGCGCATAAGTGTCGATTTCGGTTAGGGTATCGCCAGCAACGCAGATATGTACAAAGTCAAACTCTTTGAATATTGGTCTGCCAGCTTCTATGGATTCATGCTCTTGCTGTACTGGTCGCTTGTAGAAGCGAACCTGTAGGCGGCTATCCGCATTTTGCTCATCTGATGGTAATGCCATTTTTAATTCTCCTAAGGTATTAGGTTGTTAAAAGATAAAAAGGGGCTACCAGTTACGGTAACCCCTCGTTTTTACTACAAAAAACTATTAAACACTAGTAGCGGCAAACCATGCATAGTTACCTGAAGCTACTGCAACGGCTGGGCTTGTATATGAGCCGCCTGAAGCTGTAACAACAAATGTCGATGCATTGATTGAGCAAGTAGCGGTAGAAGCTGTAATAGCCGCACCAGCTACGCCCAATACATAACGCTTACCGTCAGAGCCAAACACTTGTGATCCGAGTGGGCCGTTAACGGGTACGCCAGTACCAGCAGAGTTTGGATTAGTTTGGACTACATCATCCAAATTAATGCCTGAGGTTGGGGTAATGTTATATGACATAATATTTTTCCTTTCTGATCAATGGATTAAGCCGTACCAGTCAAGATACCTTGCAATGAAGCATTCGAGCAAGTAAGGTTACCGGCCCAGCCATACAGCTTCACGATCGCATCTTGGTTAATCGACTGACGCTCACCACCGATAGGAACAAAGTTACGCTCCTTGTGTGGGCGCAAGAAGATGTAGTTGGTGTTCAAGAGATACATATAAAGTGGATTCTCTTGTGCGCCAATACCGCCACCGAGTACAACATCGGCCGACATACCACCACCATAGAACTTCAAGGATGCAAAGCCAGCCGCACCTTCGTCTACACCAGCGATACGCTGAATAGCCTGAAGTGATGCAACATAGCGTTGATACAGAGTGCTACCTGAAACAATGAGGTCTACCTTATCAGTTCCACGAACAGACTTGATTGCGGCAGAAGTCATAGCGGCTTGAATCACCAAAGATGTGTCAGCACCTGTGGAAGATTGGTTCTGCCAAAAGGCCCAATTGGCCCGATTTATGCCTCCATATGTGCCTGTTGTATTAGAAACAGGAACAGCGGCCGCCAATCCAGTAATGTTCTTACCACCGTTACCAGTACCGTCACCATAGATGTCACCCGAAATGCGGTTCAATAAACGGGCTTCAGAAACTTGCATACGACCATCTAACAAGTCGATGATTGCTTCTTTAGAACTGTTTTGCAACATTTCTAGACCGCTCATGGTTACAGAGTCAGCATACTGAGTAATGCTGAACTGTGCCGCAGAGATTGGGCTATCAGGGGTGATGTTTAATACTTCGTAACCACTATAGCTATTAGCATTATTGGTTGCGGGATCGTTGTACATAATTTCCTCAAGGATCACATTACCACCTGAGAATGGGCGTACATTACCCTTTGAGTTTAGACGCTGAAGAACAGCATTGTTCTGCGTCAAGTTGTCGGCCAATACACCGCTACGGCTTTGAATGGTAGTAGCGATAATATCGGTAATTGCACTATTAGCAAAT